GGTCTTCAGTAAAGGCAAAGTACAGGCAGAAGAATTACGAGGCCAGATTGGTGAACGTTTGCCAGGCGCCTTCGCGCTATTTGCCAAAGCAGTAGGCAAGACACCGGCTGAGTTGGATAAGGCCCTTGAAAGAGGTGAAGTCACGGTCGAAGACTTCGTCAAGTTCACCAAGCAACTATTTGAACAGTTTGGGGAAAACGCGCAAGTTATCCGTGACGCCCCAGAGAATGCGGGAGCACGATTAGAGAAAGCACTAGGTGACCTGCAACGGAATGTGGGTAAGTTGCTGGCTCCTATTGGCGCTGCATTTCAAAACATATTTACAGGTATTGCAAACGTCATCAATGATGCGGCTGTTGCACTCAATAAGTTCCTAGGTATTGGTACGGACAACGCGCTCGCTAAAGTTAATAAACAGCTTGAAGAGACCGCAGGAAAGTTAGGAACAAACGGCGGTAGACGGGATGGGTTTTATAACGAAAGGATTGGCGAGCTATTAAAAGAGCAGGCCAGACTTAATGATCTGAAGAAAGGTTTAGCGGAGCCACCTACTAAGCCTGTGAGTGCAACAGGTTCCGGCACGGGCACTACAAAAGGAAGTGGTTCAGCAGCAAGAGGTCCGGCTGACACTACAGCTCAGACGCGAGTAGCGATCCAAATGCAGCAAGAGCTGCTTCGTATAGAGCGTGAAAGATTTGACCTTGTCGGCAAGGAAGCTTCCCTAGAAGAGTTTGGATTGCAGAGAGATCGAATAAAGAAAGAACTGGAGACAAATTTACAAGAGATTGACCAGGACAACATCACTGCTGCAAGCAAGATTGCAGAGAAAGAGCTTGAACGCGTCAAGCATGCGACCGACCTGCAAGCAATTAAGAATGCAGAGAAGGAATTCACGATCGAGCAGACCAAAGCTTTTGACGAGCAGGTCTTAGAACTTCAAAACGCGATTGAGCTTGAGGGCGCGATCACCGATGAGATGAAACGTCAGGTTGTGTTAAAGCAGGCTCTTGCTGAGATTCAAGGATCAGATTTAAGCGAGGATCAGAAGAAGCAACTTGCTGGCCTGCAGGAGAGACTCAACCAGATCCAAAGCCAAAATGCCAATCCCATAAAGCAGTACATAGACGGTTTAAATGAATCGCTAAGTAATACAGAGGGCAGGATCGTGCAGATGGCCCAGACCATTCAATCAGAATTGGGCAGTGCCATATCGAGTTCAATCACCGGCTTGATTGATGGCACGACCACGGTCGAAGAAGCCTTTGGGACCATGTTTAAAAACATTGGCAAGGCGTTCATTGATATGGCGGCGCAGATGTTGGCGCAAAAAGCAGTTCTTATGTTGCTAGGTGCGTTTACGGGCGGTGGTTCGTCCGTAGCACCTTCACTACCTGTTGATCCGCTTCAAGGTTGGTCGGGAGGTGGTTACACCGGAGACGCACCTCGAACAGGTGGGGTTGATGGTCAGGGTGGTTTCCCTGCAATTCTTCACCCGCAAGAGACTGTCATTGATCACCACGGTGCAATGAACACGTACAGCGGAGGCAATAGCACTGCAATGACAGCATCCAGCCCTGTAACTGCAGAGGTCACATACAAAGGGCCGACGCTTAATTTCAACGGCAACGATTACATCCCACGATCTGAAGCGTCTTTACTTGTGGCTGAAGGTGCAAAGCAGGGCAAGAGTCTTGCAATGAAGGAACTTCAAAATTCCAGGTCACAACGCTCACGGTTAGGGATCTAATCCATGTCATTTGTTCGTCTTGCCAACTTTATTGAGCTGTTAGATGGCAGCTCTTCGCCAAGGCGTTATCAAAATGCCACGCCTGGCGAATCATTACAGCTAGGTGGCAGTGGACCTTCCTTTGAGTATTTGAGCTTTATCTACCAAGGCGCGGCAAAGAACCGCACCGGGGACAATCTTGAGGCAGCAATTGTCTTATCCGTCAATGAAATCAGCCAGGGTATTGCCAAAGAAGCAGTAATGAAGCGCCAACAGGTCAACGTTTACTCGGTCGTGATGGAGTCCGATTACAGCCCTTCTACTCGAACATTGACAGAAGAAACCTGGCTGGCAGCAACGATGACCTACGACTATGAAACGCTTGAGGTCGTTCTTAGTAGTGGCATCGATGCAGTGGGTGCCAACGCACCAACGCGTGTATTAACAAAACAGCTTGTTGGCAGGTTGCCGGTCACTGGCAACATTCAAACGGGCTAATGCACCCATACGAATTAATTGGCCTGCCTTACCGCTTGGGTGCAATACCCGAAAAACATGGAGCAGCGGACTGTCTGTCGTTAGCGCGAGAAGTATTGCTATTCCACGGTGTGAACACACCTGCTCCACAAAGAAGCTGGTACCGTCGATTAAGGCAAGGCGACACAGGGGTATTTACAGATGAGCTATCTAAGTGGGGAGTAAAGATTGCCTCACCTAGACTGGGTTCAGTTGCGCTTTGTCATTCTGAGCTTGGGCTTGGGATGGCAACATTCTTTGAGGACGGATGGATTCACTTCAGCGGGTCGGTGGTCATCTGGAGCCCCATAGGCGTCCTTCAGGTAGAAGAGCTGTTCTACTCCCGGTAGAAGTAAATCTTTGCGAACAGTTAGGAATAACGGCAGATGAGTATTGGGATTTTATTGCTAATGCTCAAGACGCAGTAAAAGAACGCCCGGAAGAGTATTCCCATATTCCAGACGTAAGAAACGACGCGGTCACATTATTTGTCGTCAACCTGGTGGTTGGCATTGCTTTGACTGCGGTCAGTGCGTTGTTGGCACCAAAACCAAAGCAACCAACGCAAAAGAAGCAGTTAGCGCAGCTTGATATTGATGGTTCACAAGGGCGCAGTCGTTATACAAAGTCGAGCAATTTTGACAGCGTTCAGTCTCTTGCGGAGTTAGGCGAGACAATCCCGCTGGTCTTTGCCGATCGTGACACCAACAGCGGCGGCATCCGTATTGATAGCCAGCTTCTCTACAGCCAGATGATCACGGCTGGCACTACCCAGACGTTGCTGGCGGTCATGATGCTTGGCGCCGGACGCTTTGGCGGGACGCCTGAGTATGCGGGCTACGCAATTGGCGACTTGATGTTGCGTGATTTTTCCACGTACAAGAACCAGCTCTTTTTTAGTGCCGGGTTAGCTCAAGGCAACCGCTTAAAAGATGGGGTAGGAGCAGGTAATCAATACGAAGAGGGCAAGCTACAGATCACGTCAGACGGTGATGCGTTTAGTCCTTACAACCCGGCCAGAGGTAAAGGCAAGTTTTACCCTGACTTCTCAGGTACGCGTACACCATCAAGTCAAACGCGTTTTGGGCTTTACAACCCAATGCCTAATGGTCACAAGTTTTTTGTGCCTTACGAGCTAGTCACCTATGCCACCGGTGATGGTGCTAACCGAGATACGAGGGAAGACAGCAAGGCAAAGATTGAGAAGATGATGAAAGACTTCCCGCGTACAGCGGGGTGCATTGCAAATAACGACCGTGAAACCACGTATCGGGTCAGCTCTTACCGCTTAGACACAGACGAAGAGGCTTTCAGACCATGGGGATTGTCAGATGTCTTGCAATCACAGGATGAGGTTCGAGCAATGGTTGATGAAACCATTCAAGAGGGTCAGGAATACATGCTCAATCAAGCGCGTGCAATCTGCATCCGTCGCCCTGATGAAGGCTGGGCACCAGAGCTAAAGAATGATCTGGATTACGTCTTTTACCGTCCTCCGGGCTTGCCCGGTAGCGAGCAAATCATTGTCACCAGTGATGCGGCAGACCTGGGCAAGGGTAATAGAGAAGATTCACTGGCTAGCCCTTGGCAGCGCGGTTGCGTTCAGCAGCTTGCGGTCGCAACGCTAAGCAACAGCCGCCCATGTAATTCAACGCAAATCGGCATCCGCTCCGAGGTGTGGCGTCAAATCCAAGGTGCAGCGAACTTTAATGCTCACCCTGATTACGACACGATCGAAAAATACCAGGAGGAAAACTCAGGTATCAGCTTGGGACAGGTGACCAAGTACATGAAGCGGTATAGCTTCTTTCGCGTCTATGCCCGCAAATTAGGAGCCTCTAATTGGTTAGACATATCAGGTAACAGAACGTTTGCGGTTAAAGGCGTAACGCCCGAATATATGTTTAATACACTGCATGTCGCTCAAGAGGAGGGGCAGCATGAATATCAGATTGTGCCAGTACCAGGCGCAGCGTTTTATCAGAAGATTAGGAATGATGGCATTGACATCCATCTGCTAGATGGCAGACCTCTAACTAAAGGCAAGTTTGCCGAAAATACAACTGGACTGAATAACGGTTACGAGATTTTTTATACAGGCACCACGTCAGTTATCACAATATCCACGGCAACAAACCGTGAGTGGGTCTTCAGCTACAAAGATCAAAACACCGGTGGTGATAACGACGGCGGACCAATCACCGGGCTTGAGTCCTACAGCGATGGGAACCCAATCCCAACGTCGGAAAATTCTGGCATTTCAAAAGACATTGCCTTTGTGCAACCCATTGAAACCAGATCAATGGTCAAGATTGATCCAAGCACGTTGATACGCACTTTTTGGTATGAAGGCCAAATAAGAGGCACGTCTAATAACCCTATTGATTTCATTGATGTAAAAGGCGGCGGCGACCGTGATTTACGTTTCCGCTTGGTTTCCCAAGATGATCGCCCTACAGGCGATCGCAATGAATTAATACCTGCAGGTTGGGGAGATACCACGACTGAATACGACATGGTGTCGACAGTCGGCGCACCTCGTTATACGTTTGGCATTGTCAAGATTGGGGATCAATACCGGTATTACTGGAACAGCATCTTAGTTCTAGTTACGACTCAAAATACAAATGATTATTTGTTTGGCGAAGGTGTCTTACGTCGTTACAAGAGAGGCAACGCAGTTAATGCCGGTGGCACAAGCCTCGAACTGTTGCCTGAGTTTGAAGATCGTTTCAATGGTGGGCAACGCGTAACTGATGGCAATGGCAACTCTCAATTTTCAACTGTTGACGTTGGTGTCTTAGTCAATACTGCGACCGGTCAAAATGATTTCTATAAAGGCGGCAACTATCTAGGCAGTGCAACGACTGTACGGCTAGATCTTGGCAACAACTTGACTTACAAGCGTGACAGCCGCAAGCAAGATGCTCAAGCTGCATTTACCAAAGTTCTTGAGAGCACATCGCGTGAGATTGACACCAGCAAGACTGCAATATCTAATGCCATGGAACGAGGTGCCATTCGTCGCAACAACAACAGACCAAACGAATATCAGGTTTGGGAAAACAACACCTTTTTAGGCACTTGCGGAGCCGGTGAAACCGTCAGAGGGTTTGGCGTTGATTGGCTTGTTGATACTCGTTATAACGACAACTACAACATTGGCGGAACCGTTTACTTCTGCTGCAACATTAGAAAACAGCAGTCAATACCTGCTATTCCCGAGCTTTGGTCGCATTCAATTTATGAACGTGTAGAGGCTGCCCCAACTTGGGAGATTACACGTCAGATGGCAGAAGAGGGGCAGGAGGGCAAATATTACATCGAGAAACTAGAGATGAATGTCAATGCTCCTGTTCTTGCAGAAGTAAGCACAAGGCGCCTGGTAGATGGTGACAACAGAACTGCCACCGCACGAGTCGAGTATTACAAATCAGACAGCTCACAACCTGATGCGTACCGATGGTCTATAGCAAAGAAAGGAGATGGGTACCGCCTAAACAACAAGGTTGATATTGCAGGCACAGGAATCAAAGTTAAAATTACCAACATCCAAGAGGGTGAAGGTGGCATAGATGAAGTTGATTTCCCAGATACAATTAAAACCGAGGAACGGTTCCAAGCTTTTATAGCTCCAGGGACTAATTACAGTCCTTTAAATGCAATCTGTGATTACTTTATCAATAACACGGATAGCAGCAGCCACGACAATGGGCCTGAACATACGGTTGTTTTCTGCAATGAGCTAATTGATCAGTTCCCTTCTAGCTCCTCTGAATTTGTCGATAACCCCGTTCCGCAATACGAAGACCTAGCAGTAGCTGGTATCAAGCTATTAAACGCAAAAGAATGGACCTCATTTAATAGCCTGTCTGCCTACATCCAACGCGGGCTAATGGTTGAACACCTGTTTACAGGTAATCGACCTTCTTCCGGTCAGAGCGAAGGTGGCAAGACAATAGGCTCCACCCATTATTTCCCTGAGATTGCCTATTACATGTTGACCGATGAGAAGTTTGGCGCCGGAAAGCTTGTAGGCAGTCAAGCTGTCAACCGGGAAGCAATGGCAGAGTCCGCCAAATTCTGTGCAGCCAACGGTTTTTATTGGGACGGTATCGTTGCCAGCAACCAAAATCTGCGTGAGTTCATTTTCCAAAATGCAGCGTTCATGCTGTTGGACTTCACGATCAAGGGCGGCAAGTTCGCTCTTATTCCTTCTGTCCCATATAACAGCAGCACTTATTTGATCGAACAGGGCACCGCGCCGCAGATTAAAGCGTTATTCACTGATGGCATCATGCGAAACATGACCGTCAGCTTTTTGTCACCTGAGGAGCGTCAGCCATTTATTGGGGTCTGCCTGTTCCGTAGCGAAGTGAAAAACGGGTTTCCTGTGACACGCACCATGACGATGCGCTTGGCGCAAGGCAGTGAATCAGACCCGGTCGAAGAGTTTGACTGCACTGCGTTTATGACCAGTGAAGGTCACGCCCGCCAGTTCTTGCGCTACGCCCTGAAGACTCGCGAGATCATCGACCACGGCATCAAGTTTGAAACCACGCCGCAGGCTGCAATGAATCTTGAGCCTGGTGAATACTTCCGAGTGGCTAGCAAGACGACTCACACTGATCGTTTCCAAAGCGGCAGCATTGACTTTGAGGGCAACATCACCAGCTCTCAAGAGTTTGGAGATAACGTTGATACCACTGTTGTTTACTGGCGCCCAGGCGAGGTAGGAGTGAGTTCTTCGACAAACATGAGCATCCGCAATAGCAAGGTGACAAACACCAACTTGTTTGGAACGTTGTTCTGCAAGACATCTTCTACTCAGGAAACTCGCTGTTACAAGTGCGAGTCTTTGACCTATGGCTCGGATGGACTGGTGGAAGTAGCGGGATCCGTTGCGCCACTGACAAATTCAGGAGCGTTGCAAATCCTAGACTGGACAGAGAATGACAGCGACTTTGTCGAGGAGACTTTCTGATGGCTCCCAATCTTCGTGCATTCCCGCAAGGCATTATTCCGACCGGGCGTTCTTATCGACCAGGTCAATTACCGCAAACTGTCTTTGAAGCGCAAAACGGTGCGGTTTCAATTGTTCAATACGGTCAAAGCTTTGTAAATGCAGAGCTGACGCTGGATTTCAACAACATCACTGACGAAGCTGCAGCCGACCTACTGGTTCACTACGAATCAATGGTTAATGATGACTACGTGGTTTTTGACAACGCCAGAGGCTGGCAGGGAATAGGCACTGACCTGCAACGTGCCATGCAAGACGGTAAGAAGGTATTGCGGTGGCGCTACAAGGAGCCACCTCAGATGCAGAGCATCTACCCAGGAATTTCTACGGTTCAACTGCAATTCATTGGGGTTTTGTATGGCGCTTAGAATGAAGCTACTGGGGGTCTAACGCTCGATGTATTTCTCAGGCCAGCATGGCGTCATGGAGATCGCGGCGGCGTCTGGAACGCCGGTACGGGTAGGTCGTTTAAGAGATTGGAGCTACACCTCACAGCAGCAAACACTTGATACCACCAGCCTTCAAGACACAGACACCACACTTGTCAACGGCGTTCGATCAGCTACTGGTCAAGCATCACTGCTTTATTACTCAGAAACAGTCAGCAATGTTGAACGTGTTGGCGGTCCTTTAATCAAAGCCGGTGGAAATAATTTTGACTCGCAAGACTTTGGTGTTAACGCGCAGCCAGAACTATGCAAGATTCGTCTCAGTGTTGATGGCGGTGGTGCCATCGGCGTCTACGCCTACATCACCAGCTTTGCCATGACCTGCAGCGTGGGAGAAGTCGTTAGTGCAAACATAAGTTTTCAAGTGCATGGTGCTCCTTATGAATGGACTTTCTGATCTCTCATGACTGTTTACTTAGGTGACTCAGGATGTATCGAGCTAAAGCGTTCATCTGAGCAGGAAGTATCAATCACGCTTTTAGACGGGGACGTTTCCGTAGAAAAGCGCCGTTTTAGTCCTGAGGAGGATTTGGCAGGCACGTTTATAAGCGGTGACCAGGTCGACATCGCAACTGTTGACGGCGGCATACTGCACCTGGTTGATGGGCACAACTTCAATGACTGGCGAGGTTTTGTTTATGTTGACCCTCTGGGAAGCCTTCGTTTATACGACAACTTTCAGGACTCAGTAACAGGCGAGCTAGGTGCTGCCCTGCCTTTAGTTAACTGGTCTGATAAACAAGATCTGACTATTACAACGAGAGGAGACAGCTTTACACCTCTTGCAAAAGTCACCAGCTATCAGTTCACGACCGAACGTTCCACGGTCAATACGACTCATCTCGGCAATCAGTTCGTTCAGCAATACGAAGCCGGTCTGATTGCAGGGCAAGGTTCGATCGAGTGCTTCTGGGAACATCAATACCGAATGTGCGACCCAGATATGTGCCTTGACTCAGCCGAGTTCTCTGCATACCTGGCCCAGTTGTGCATTCGATTGACCCAGGGGGCAGATTTCCTAGGTCGCTTTTACGTTTATCGAGACAACTTGCCGGGAGGTAGCTCGGTTTGGTATGAGAGCGAGTGCATTGTCACGAGCGCATCCTTATCCGTTAACCCTTCTCAGGCCATCACCTCGACAATCCAGTTTGTAACCACCGGCCCATTTAAGTTGCTGACGGGCATACCACCGGCATATTTGGCCCAGGAAGATGGCATAAGCCTGATCCTGCAGGAAGACGGCGAAAGTAGGCTTGTCCTAGCCGAGTAGAATTCGCTTATTGGTTTAGTTACGGCGGCAATGCCAGACACCGAAATTAGTAAACTGCCGCCGCTGACTAAAGCGCAGTTGCAAGCTGAAGACGTTTTGGCGATTGCCGACGTTTCTTTAGTAGAAACCAAGAAGGTCCGAGCGGACGATTTAGTTTCCGCTGGTTTGGACCGGCTAGCGGATGGCAGCATTGACCCAAACAAGATTAATTGGAGCGGCTTCACCACTCCTGTGGTTTTACCGCCCGGCTCTGTCACAACAACTGAACTAGCGGACGGCAGCGTAACAACAGAAAAAATTGCTGATGGGGCAGTATCTGCCATCAAGATCAGCTCTGTTAACGGCAGTGCAATTGCAGATCGATCGATTACGGCTGAAAAAGTCGCGTTAGATGCGGTCGGACGTGGCATCGACATCAATGCGGACAACATTGGTATTGCCAACTCAGTCATTGCAGGTCAGCGCAACGGCATTGCGTGGAATGAGCAAGGTCTGATCACCGGTGATGTAGCTCTAACCGCAGGTGATTTACCCGCTGCAACAGACACGCAGATTGGTGGGGTCAGTGTCCCGGCAGGCAGCGGTTTAAGTGTTAGCCCTACTGGTGCTCTTGATCACGCCTCATCAATTGCCGCAGGTGGGATCTCAGGTTTTACCTACGACGAACACGGCCATATCACTGCTGCTACTGCACTGGTTGGCGCTGACCTGCCAGTCGCGACCTCAACCGAGGTTGGGGCAGTCAGTATTCCGACGGACGCAGCAAGCCCATTAATCATCGATGCGGGCGGTGCCGTAACGCATAAGGGAGTAACAGGCGGAGCGCAGTTGGGTCTGGCATCAGTAGACATTGATGCCTATGGCCACGTCATTGCAGGCAACGCAATTCTTGATGCAACTCAAGTACCTGATTTAGACGCCAGCAAAATCATATCTGGATCATTCCCTACAGCTCGACTGGGAGAGAATTCAGTAACCGCTAGCAAGATGGCGGACTATTCGACCTGCTTAATGCAGGAGGATTTTCCGGGTTTCTCGGAAGATTATTACTTAGGGATGTTGTGGTGGCAGCCATCGACAGCCCAACTTCGTGTTTACAGCCGAGGTTCTGCAGGAACGCAGTGGAGCCCTGTTGGATTTGGTGCATTACAGGCAAACAACCTCAGATGGGGTGGTGTATTTGACGCATCTACTGGCATTGTTTCTATCGTCACTGACTTTGGAACGACAGCAGGTCTAGAGGCTGGAAATGCAATCCCCGCACCCAGCGATGAATTGTCTGGCCTATATCTGATTTGTCAAAAAGAAGGCAACGCGGTTAATCAGCCAGCCGTAGAGGCAATCAATTTTACGCCTGGTGATTGGCTGCTTTGTATTAATGAAGTCGAAGGATACGTTCATATTGATGCTGGCGGGACTGGTGGCGGCGGTGGCGGCGGGTCCGATTATTTGTCAACGTTATTAGATGTTGATCTAAGTGCACTTACTAACGGCGACCGGCTTCAAGTGGACGGAAGCGGGATATGGCGCAACACTGCCACACTCGATGGTGGTTCTTTCTAGCCGAGTTAGAATTATGGAACGCCTGCACAGGTGAGTTCTTTGCTGCACAGCAATGGCTACGACGATCAAGCTTAAGAATTCGGTAGTCAAGGACAAAGTTCCTCTGCCGTCTGGTTTAGAGATTGGAGAATTAGCAGTCGGGGCGCATTCAGAATCCCCCGCGCTGTTCTTCAAAGACAACGCCGACAACATCATCAAGCTCGAGCCAGGTGGTAGCGGGGTAGAGCCAAGCCCAACACCACCTGTTGGTCCTGATGAGGGTGATCTTTGGTATGACACCAGTAAAAATACGCTTAATTATTGGGATGGCGTTTCTTGGATTGAGTTAGGTCAAGCCGGTGATAGCCCGGTCACTTCAGTAAACGGTGAGGTCGGTGTAGTTGTTTTAGACGCTGCAGATGTTGGAGCGTTAGCAGCAGGCGATAACGTTTCAGAACTTGCCAATGATGCGGGCTATTTAACCGACGCAGACGTTGGTGATTTTTGGGAACTTGATGGAGCTGACAGTGCGATCAAAAACCTCGACGAAATTACACGGGTCAGGGTCAACGGATCAGTCCATACCAACGCAAATCTGGACCTGAATACAGGCAATTATGCAATCAGGCTGTTCCCTAGTAGCGATCAAACCGGCGCTTACACCGCTGTCGGGGCAAGGAATTCTTATGGAACGTTTTCGATTGGAAATGCGCAGGTAGGAGTTAGCAACCCCTGGACCTCATTGGTCCAGTTCATGGTTGACGCCAATGGCAAAACAATTGTTGGTAATGACAACGGCTTTGGCCCGCCGGTAGCGGCTGTAGGTGCTGAATTGACGGTTAAAGGAAAAGTATCGGCCGCAAGTTTCGATATTGAAGCCCTACCTGCACTCCCTGCTTAACCATGGCTGAACTTCAAGACACTGACAAGTTTCTAGTTAATCGTTCTGGCAACTCCCACCAACTCACAACGGACAAACTAATGGCTGAATTACGCGACACTGATTTGATGCTGGTCAATCGGGCCGGTGTTTCGTATAAAGCCACAGGCGCTGAGATCAAAGACTCTTTGGGGCCAGATGAGGAAGCACCTGATATTAATGCGGTTGCATTAACTGAGATTGAAAACGGCTATCGCTACACCGATAAAGAGTTTCCATATACCGTTGACATGGCGGCTGAGGGTAATCCACCACCGGCTTATGCCGTAAAAGCAAAGCTCTCCGGTAGTACGTTCAACTTTGCTGTTGAGTCAGACACCATTACCAAGGTAGAAGGTGCTGGAGAAAACGTTTATACGACTGACACGATTGCGAGTGTTGTTGGTACAAATTACAGCTCGGGCTGGGATAAAGCCAGAGGTGATACTATTAATTATGCTTTTGATGGTGATACGACTACGTATTTAATATCTGCAGATGCTTTTAGCGGAGACGAGACAATCTGGACAGGTTCTATTCCTGTCACTGGGGTAGTCAGAATCTTCGCAAACTATGGATCTAATCGAGCTCCGGCCGCCAACCTTTATACAATTACTGATAGTACCGGCAATACTGTTGACATAACAACTGATATTCCTCAACATCCCGCCCCTGCAGCGTGGACTGTAGTTTCTGGATTAAGTGGCAATATAGTTGAAATTAAAATGACAAACGTTGCAAATTATTATGATCCAAATATGTGGGCTCTAGAAGTAAACGGCAATATTATAACTGATGAGCCTGTTATCCTCACCTTCCCAACCTCCAAGGACTTCGACAAGTTTGAAGTGGGTGATGTGGTTCAGACGGGTGATTGGAATCAGAGTCAGGAGTGGAGTGCAGGATTAACTACTGATGATGCTTTTGCAGTTGGCGCCGAACCGGAAGTAGCATTTGATGGAGATATAGACAGTAACTGCTATACAAACTCAGGTAGTATTACCTTTGATGCTACAAGCTTTGATCTAAATATTGTTTCTTCAATTAGAACAAGGCATTATGGTGAAAGACAAGCCGTAGTTACAACAGATACGGGATCAATTACTTTACTTGCCCCTAATGACACTGCGATTAATT